TTGGCATCCCATGTTCATCTTTACCAATTGATTTGATAACTACCTTTTTGTTTTTGAATCTACCCATCAGTATAGTATCACCAACTTTAACTGGTAATGTAATTGCTTCTTGTAATGAAGCTTCGAACTCTTGTTCTAAGTCCTTAGCACCTTTTGCATCATCAGTTGATTGTTCTTTGTCATCTTTTTCTATATCTAACTTTTTAATTACATCGTATCCAACTAACGCTGCTTTACGAGTTACATGCTTG